CCAGAGAATCAGCATAAAATTGCTTCTGATAATAAGACATCTCATCGAATGAGAGTCCGGCGTTCTCTAATGATTCTCTAATCATATTGAAACGTTCGGCGGGATCGGTAGCCATCATCATGTCCATGGCATTCACGAAGTTTCCGCCTAATGCAGCGTTAAGCTTGCCTGTCATTTCGGCGGCGCTTTCAAATGTATCAAATTTATTGGCGAGTGCTAATACTTTCTCCATCTCAAACCCAGTGAGCCTGGAAATACGAGCGACGTCTTTAAATGCCCTTACACCGGTGTCTCCAAATTTGGCAAACTGATTGGCCATGGATCCAAACTGGGCTGCTAGCTGTCCTGGCGCGTAGCCGAGGGCTTTGGCGGTCGATAATAATTCTCTTGAGACGCGATCTGCGCCGCGGGCGCTTTCACCGAAGAATTTCATCGATGCGTGCATTCCTCTTGATAGATCATCAAAAGCCGCCCCTTGTTCTTGGGCGAGAGCCGCAGTATCAGTGAGCATCTTTTGTTCTTGTCGCGACAGTAATACAAAATTGCTCATACTTGTTGCTAGCGCGGTGTGGGCTGCGGTTACTTCTTCTACAGAAACACCATACTCGTTCATGTCCCTCGTCTGCTGAACAAGCATGTCGTTATAACTTTCGTGAAACTGGAATTGACGCTGGAAAGCTTTCGTGGCTTTATCCACCGAGAAGATCATGTCTTTGATGGTGCCTATGAACTTATTAAATCCCGTATCGAGGAGTTTCATCCCCTGCTTTGAGGCGGCGTTTATTGCCATTTGAGTGGAGAGCCCTTCCTTCCACGCAATGCCGAGCTTTTTGGCTAATTTGTGAGTTTTATCGCTAAGGACAACTTGTTGGGCAGATTCGGTATTTATCTCCCGGACCACTTCTAGGGTAGCCTTTATCGCCACCTCTTGTTGCATGCTATCGTGAAGCTGCTCTCGAATAGCCGCGACGGCTTCTTCGTCAGCGTCGGCGATCGCGAGCTTCTCCTTGAGCATGTTTTGCAACTGCTGGCGCTGGTTACCTAAAATCTCAAGCTCTATTTCGGCGGTTTGGGCGCGGGCGTCGTCGAAAACTTTGATTTTCTTGAGATTTTCGAGATAACCCTCTAGCTTCTTGTTTTGTTCTTCAAGCTGCTCTGTCGTTTTTGTGACAGTGCCTTCGCGCTCTTCAAGGATCTTGTTCATTTTATCGGCGGTGGAGAGGTTCTCCTTCTCCAACTCGTTGAGTCTTTGTTTCTCTTCGGCCGTTAGTTCTTTTGCCATACAGGTATCCTCGCTTTTGGATTATACAATAAATAGTAGAATAAAAAAAAGACAAAGCCCAAGCTCTGTCTTATTTCTATGGATTATTGGTTCCGGGGGGCCCCATGGGATTGTTATATGGGGTGAGGGTCTGCGAATTGGAACCTCCGCCCCCCTTAGATGCGCCGTCAATTACAGCCTGCTCTCTTTCAAGCTGCTGCACTAGCCGATCGACAAACCATGTACGAAGCCCGACTGGTAAATTGTAGGCTTCACTAAATGACCAACCTCCTGAATATTTCAAAAAGAAGAACTGCTCATATACATTCTCCATGTAATCAGCGGTCAGGCCAAAAAAAGTCCGCGCCGAGCGGTACCTCCATTTCCTGTTCATAACCACAGTCGTTACACGTAAATTCTTGCTCCATTTCGATATCCGGCATACAAAGCCTATATACAATTCTTAAATGGCGCGCGTCGATTGACGGCATGTTGTTGACCAACGTGTTGATTGTTTGGCCATTCTCATCACCATTAACCGCAACTATCATCTGGCGCAATTGAGTGGTAACTGTGTTTTCTTCTCGGTTCTTCTTACGCGCTGCTTCTATCTGGGATAGAAGATTTCTCTCGTCTGCACCGCAAAGAAGTTTGAAAGTCGTGTCGACACCGAGTCGAGGAAGCCTGGTGGTGTATGTTTTGTCTTCTTCGTTGAAGCGTACATCTAATCCACCAAACTGACCGTGGGTTTTGGGTGTAAGCTCATGCAAATAAAACGTGTGCTCGCTTGACACGCTGCATTGGGGGCAGCTTACTTTTGTTGTGTACTCGCTCCCATAGCCAGAGATGCGCGTAGCAACTAAAACAGCATTTCTGTCGCCTACTAATAAAGAATTAGGATTAATGCGCTTATCAACGACAATACTCGCCAATACTCGTTCAAGGGCAATGCCCTTCTTAAGTAATGCTCGGGAAGTAAGCATGTCTTCCTCTTTCGCGGTCATATGCTTAATCTCGATGGTCTCTTGATTGTGCAGCGGATGACCTTCGGGATAGAATAACCCTTTCGATGGTAGTTCCACAAACTCTGTGGGAACAACGAACGAAAAGGATTCTGCTTGCGGCTGCGCAAGCTGGTTGGGAGGCGAGGAGTCTTGCGGGGAACCGCCTCCAAGCCTATCTTGATTTCTTGACAAATAACACCTCTCTTGTTGTTATTAAACGTTAAATATTTCTGTTTCGTTCTTGGCTACGGTTGCGATCGAGCCTTCTCCGGTGACTTCAAGGCGTGCCCAATCATATTTAAGAGTGACACTAAGTTCCGTCAAAGCATCTTCTCCATATGTAAGGTCGCCGAACTTAAGCTCTGTGATAAATGCATTCCACAGAGTCCATTTTTCTAATTCATTACCATCAGCATCGACTTGAGTAACTATTACACTACCCAAAGCATTTGCTGCCCGGGCCTTTGAAATTGAAGTCAAATCGTTGGCGTTAGCGGGTGGTGAATAACCAGCAGCCTCCACAATAGACGCCAAAGTGCCAGCCATATCTGGCTTGGTAGGGTCTACCAACGTGATTGTAACATCGTTCCATGTAACAGAACCAGGGTAGTAAAAAGTATGATTAAGATACTTGTGCTCTGCTGCGCTAATCGCAAAAGAAGGCTTTGAAGCTGTCTTTGCGTACCACGCGATTGAAGTGCCCGAGTTCGCGCCCGAATCAAGGCCAGTAAATTCGACCTTAAACCTAAATGCTCTTTTGGGCTCTAATAGTGCGCCCTCGGCGAAATTGTTGGACCAGAATGCCATACTGTGTTACTCCTTATAGTTGTAAATAGTGCTGTTATCTTTTTTAGTCTTCAAAAGATGCACCCGAAGATGCGATCACGAAATCAATCGCGATATACTCGATTGCTCGAGCGGGTTTAATCATAATCTTGGCATACATGATGTTCTGATCAATAAGGTCAGGGGTTGTGGTTGACTCATCAAGAATCAACTTGTAGTCTGTGATACCATATTGGACCTTAACATTTGCCAAGAAGGGTTCGATAAGTGATTTGAAGCGGTTCCATGTAGATTGGACGTTCTGGTCAAACAACACTTGAGTAGATAGAACTGAAATCTGCTTTTTCAAGTAGATAACCAGTCTCCGCACATTGATGCGGTCAAGCGCAGATTGACGCTCTTGGAGCGTTTTCTGTCCAAAGACCACAATGCCGGTGGATGGGAAGGAAGCAATTGGATTAATAGAAGCTTCATAAAGAAGATCTCGGTCTTTCGACACCAATCGCTCGGTCACGTTCATAATCGGGATACCTGCGGCGCCGTCAGTGAGTCCACCGCGGTTGAAGCCGGCTGGAGCGTACCAAAGGTGCGAAGACTTTTCGGAACTCGCGAGAACACCCAACATAGCGACAGATGGCGGGATCCACACGAGTTGACCGGTGGACGCCTCTCTGGTCTGTACCCATGGGTAGAAGGTGCAGCCGTAGCTGGAGTCTATTCTTCGAGCGCGAAGGTTGTTTGCAGCCTGTGATGGAGTTGTTCCAACTCGGTTAGAGACATCAGACGCGTACTGTTCGTGACTTGGCAAGTAAACACTAGCTAGATCAATAACAGCCAGAGAGTCAGCGCGCTCTTCGCAAACATTGATTGCGTGACCGGTTAGTGCGTCTACAGTCAGTCCGGGAACAGAGAGTAGGTTCATATTGATGTATTCTGGATCAGCCACAGTGTCAATTGCGCGCTTAAATGTGTGATAAGCGTAAGAGTTGTCTTCTGTGGGAGTGCTGATATCAGTAATACCCTTATTGTAGAGCGGATCGGGCTTCGTAATTTCAAACCCGTCAAAGCCGCCCCAGAAAGGTGCGGTGAAGCGATCATATCCCGCATTCAGGAGTGTTTGGTATGTGTTGGTGCCGCGAGCAGTGGAACTTAATCCAGTCTTGCGAGAACCAGAGGAATAAGTGTATACACTATTCTGCGATGCGCTCACATTGTCCATTGTAAAGACATATGCATACCCTTCGATAACAGAAGTAGAAGCATTATAAGATGCTGCGGTTGTATCAACAGGGACCCCTGCCGCAGTACCCAATGAAGCGTACCATAGGCGGTGCGGATCTGCAACGCTCTTGTCAGGAGAAGTGCTTGTGGCTGTTCGAGTTACTTCCATGCCGAAGTAGGCGTTAGTTGGGTCAGAAAGACCACCGTCAGTTGCTTGGTTGCGCAAGCGAACTTCTGGGAAGTTAAACGAGCACGAGAGACAAGCAGAATCGGGATATGACGAGCTAATAGCCAACGTCAGGTTGGGGCGAGTGGCGCCCGGAGTGTTGGCTCCGACACCTATGATGGAGGTTGCTATTGATGTGGCTGCTGAAGCGCTGTGGGCGTTTAGCGCAGCAACATCGCGGAATTTAGGGGGACCAAAGTAACCGAACGGCAATAGAGCTTCGAGCCCTGATGCGCCGCCGTCGATGGCTGAATCCATTTCTACGCGGATGAACTTGGAAAGATTTGGGTAATCTCCAATAGTACTAAGACGTCGAGTTGTAGCATTCCATTTTTGATATTGGGTACCAATCTTGCGCGCGATATAGTTCGGAGAAGTGGGGTCTAAAGTAAGGTTGTCAAACCGCTCAATAATCACAACTGCATTATCAGTATCTAGAAGAGAGCGCAAGACAAGCGAGAAGGTTCCGTATTCTGAAGTCGAATTAGATGACTGACGAATCTTCTCTATTGAAACCTTGATGTTCTTCTGCAACCATTCACCGTGCCCTCGTCCAATAAGACGGAACAACTTTTGAGCACTTGGGGCAGAAAACGATGCGTAGGCGCCCAGATCCTGACCAACAAACCATCCTGCGACTGCCTCTTGAGAAGGAATATCAAGCATACGATCGGGACCTATCGCGCGATCAGAGGCTGCGTATGAGCCGCCGGCTGCAGATCCTGAACCGAGTCCAACAACAATTCCAAAGAGTTGTGAGCCGCCGGTGAGACTTCTTTCGCGAAGTTCTTGCTCGAATGTTTCACCAAGCCAGTAGTCTTCGTGCGAAGCAGAAGCATAAAAGGCGCCTTGGGTGCTAGTTAATTGTGGATTGGTGTTAAAGCGCTTACGGGCAAAAAGATCACTATTATCATCAAAGTTGAAGCTGACTGTTTTTTTGCCTCCGACTGCACCGTCGATCTCTACCTTGAATACGCCATTGGTGTCGCTAGCGATCATTGCGCATGAAGAAGTAGCAATGGTGGAGTTGGGGCCAGCCACGGTTCCTGCCAACGCAGCAGAACCACTCTGCAAATACCAAATAGCGGCTAGCTGTCCACCGTTAGAACCAGTGAAAAAGCGGTGGGCTTGGGAGCCGGCAGAACTTGAAGGGAACACGAAAAGCCCATAAGAACCGCCGCCAGTAGTAGCACTATCTTTAGGTACACCGGTGGTTCCCCAGCCTGCGCGGCCGGTTGAGCCGTTGTTGGTTGCAGTCTGTTGTCCGAGAAGTCGAACATATGTTACGGGAGCTACGTTTGCGCGCATAAATGCCTTGGCTGCGTATGTTCCGTACATAGGTGATTGGTAGTTTCCATCACGGTAGATGTCACCGCCGGCGTTACCAGCAACAGTATCTCCAAACATGTTGACAAAATCTGAATAAGATTCAACCGTAACTGGCTGCATCGCAAGCCCGCGAGTTGAGCGCCCGATAATAACGGGTCCCTGTGCTGTTGGCGACTGGGGGATGAAAGAATTATCAATTTCATTGATAAACACCCCAGGAGATACAAACTTAAAGCTTTTTACTGACATATTGTGGTTCCTCTTTTGAAAAGCAAGCATATTCGATGCCTAATCATACTTTAAATAGTATTTTCATTTCCAAAAGGATAGGCAAGTTTTGATATTCCACTTCCTGAACTAATCTTTGTCCCATAGGTTATAGTTTCCTGCTGGGACTACTGATTCTTGTGGAAATTGGTATTCGACTGTGTTCTCGTCGATTCGGATGATTGGGCGATCGTCATTGGTGCCTTCACCGATCAAATATCCCAAAATATTTATGGTAATCTCGGTAGTAAATTGGCGTTCGTCGTCCCCAAGAGAGGCTACATTATTGTTGTGAGCAAAGCTTTGCTGAACAAAAGCCTCGTAACGATGATTATTCCGCTGTAAAATAAAGGAATTGATCTGTCCGGGTCTTGCGATGAATGGCGCGATAAGATCATTCATTTGCTGCTGGTACTCTGTCTTAATGCTGATCTTATAGTCAACGCTTATATAAATCGGAATCGGTATAGACAGAGTTTGTATTACTACCTTCTTATTTACTCTCGGATAATAGCGCTGATCTGTTCCGCCAGTGTTGGTTCTTGTCCCCGCTGCTACCGCAAAGTTGCGAGTCTTATCAGGAACTATTCTTTGTGCGATCACGAACCTACCGGCTCTGCCGTTCTTGTCGGGGGAGTAGATTTGTGCCTGGAAAGAGCCCTTTCGTCCTGGATCTTTGGAGATGGCAGTTCTCTCTACACTAAGTACAGGCAGTGTGATATTCTTGCCGTCTCTCAACTCTTTGGAGTGCTTAACTTGAAACGATCTCTCTGGTACCTGCCATAGAACTGGGACTTTCTTAAATCCCTCATTTGTAACAGTAGATAGATCCAAGTCTTCTTTGAGCCAAGACACCAAGGACCGGTCTATGTCTTCTATGGTAGAAGCCAGCATTCCTATCTCTTCTAAATGGTATTCTCCAGCGCCGGTGGGGAGCATGGCGAAATCAAAATCATCAGGTAGCATCGAATAGCCCCTTTCTAGCGCGTTTGCAAGTTGCCACTACTTCGAAAGTGTGTCCAACTTGTCCAAATAACTTTCGAGGTTCTTCTATCTTGGTCATCTCGTAATAGGTATCGCCATATAAAACAAAATCGCCTTCGCGAACAAACAAGTCTTGATCTTCTGTGAGTCTTCTGTGATGGAAGTAAACTGTAATCACACTACTGTGGTCGACTCCAACATCGTTCATATAAGTTGTGCCTTCTTCGTCAAACTTAACAAGAGCATATACGCGAACAGGGGGTAGGAACGTTTTTTCGACTGCTTCTCCATATAGGTCATGAAATTTAGTGAGCGCTAAATCGATGGGATAGTAAAGAATCTGTTGGCCAATAACCTTCTCTACTAATTCATCATTGACCTGTTTAACCAGATCTCGCTCTTTCTTACCTAAGAATAGAGGTGGCGGGGGTGCAGCGGGTCTTTTCCATTCATTAGACATTCCCTATCACCCTACAAAGATTGGCAGCGGCGTGACCTTCAAGACATTTGTGGCTGCATCGGTGATTTCTTGATCTTGCTTGGCAAGCGCAACGTATTCAGTCTCTTTAAGCATCTCTGCTAGCTTATCTTTTAGCTGCTGTTGCTCTTCTTTGGCTTGCGAGAGGAGTTCGCTGTGATTCAGCGTCACACTTTCGCCTGGAATTGGGATAGTTGTGAATTTGCCCCGAATTTGCCCCAGCATCTCCTTGCAGAGAGCTAATGAATACTTTCGAATCCACTGCTTGCCCATCGAGTTGATGCTTTGAAAAGGGAGATTATCAAAAGGCAACGTGTTGAGGTTGTTAACGCCTTCAATACCGCTATCGATCACTCCGTCCATTTCATATGGGTTCAAATCCACATAGAATTTAACCCAAAACTTGTCGTCTTCGCTTGTAAAGCCATAATCGCTTGGAGTAGGGTATAAACGAAGCTTGTTGTTGATTAATTCGAAGGAAAAGTGTGATGTGCGAGTAAAGATGTTGTCTTCATAAGCCATGGCTTGCATCTTATTCTGCCACGTAGGTATCACTTCAAACGTCGAATCGTCTGAAAACTGACCGTATGTCGACATATTGCCTACTACATTGAGCCCGCCGTAATAGCCATAGAATCTCCACATGGCGCGCGGTGTGATATAATAAACTTTAGTAATAATAACACGCTTGTTTCCAACCTTGCCGGCAAACGGAACAACATTGCCAGTATCATCGGTGCCAGTGGCAGAAGATGCTGAAATGATATTCTGGAGATCGTAATCTTGCACATTTCTAACTGGCGTAAATGAAGCCGAGTATTGTGGGATTGTACCGCCCATTCCTCCAGCAGCGGCTGCAGCGTCTCCGACTCTTCGAGAATAGCCTAGGGAGTACCGGGGGTATTTAAGATTTGAGCCTGATGGTCCGGTAAGAATATCACCTTTATGATCGAAAGAGGCAGTAGCAGAGCCGAGTACATTTGAGAGTACATTCTTACCTTGATGCAAGTTAACAATATAGGAATATTCCAATACTGCTTCTTGATACGCCGCATAGACATTGTTAGCCGTTAACTCAATATCAACAACATCACCACCAAGCTTCTTATAGACATAAGCTACTTGGTCTGATGCTCCGGTAATAAAGGCGGCAGAGCCCGTATAGTTATCAAAAGGCAACGAACCCGTAACTAGAGCAGTGCTCCCCGTTGAGGTTAATACTATTGCGCTAGTTTGCGATACTGGGCTTAAATTTGTCGGCATGCATGCGTACTCCTACTACATAAATAGTGAGGCTGAAAGCAAATCAACAATAGAGAGTGTTATTTCTTCTCTTCTTTTGAAGATGCTTTCTTTGAACGCCTAGCAGGTGCTGGGGCGGCTCTGTGAGCCGGCTTCTTGAGCTTTTTTGGTACAGGTGCAGCTTCAACCACTTCCTCGACTACAGGCGGGACACTGACCACCTCTTTAACCGCGGGTTTGGGTGCAGGTGCTGCTTGGGCTCTTTTGCGGGTTTTAAGCCACAATCGTCGTCTGGGGTTCATAATGATACTCCTTATATTAAATCATTACAATAAGTAGTTTTAAAAAACGGAAATCTCAAAAATTGGCGGCAGTATTTTTTGGAGGACTCGGCATTTACATAAAAGAAAACCCCCACCGGAACTAACCGATGGGGGCTTAACTTTATTGCGCTATGCGCCTATTGGCTATGATGCGCCTGACTCACCTAGAAGTCCACGGATGACGACAAGGCCGTACATATCTGGACGAACCATCTTCTTGGCATAACGAGTCATCACGCCCTTGCGAGGCACGAAGTCTTCTGGTCCAAAGATAGTAGGTGTGGTCTGTAGTGGCACATAAGGTGCGTATACATAACCAGACTCAAGGAATGAGCCACCTCGGCGACCGACGA